TTGCTTTTAAAATCGGCTGTCTTGCCTTTTTTATCAGCGTATTTTGCCCAATTCACTTAGAACTCCTTGTTTATTATTTATTTTATAATACTGTTAACGTTTGACTACCAAATCCTTCAATTATATAATACATAGTGCAGTTTACACTTGAAGCAGTAACTGTGTACATATAGTTATGAGTTCCTCCACTATTAACATAAGTAAAAGTAATATCATCAGTTCCTGCACCAAATTGTGTTTCATGTAGATCAGTTTGAGATGCAGAGCCATAGACTGCTTGTAAAATCTTGGTACTCATCATTCCTTTATTAGTGCTATCACACCATACTTGTATGGTATAATTATGGGAGTGTCCTGATACTATAAAATCGGTTGCTGAACCAGCAGTTAAAGATTTAGACCCAACTATTTTGTAATATTTTTTAGAAGAGTCTGCCCATTGTGGCTTTGCACCATAAACTGTTGCACCAGCATCTTGTGCCATATAAACAGCAGTTACATTGGCATTACCAAGTGTTACAGAATTGTCTGCTACTGCTGTTGCCGTTCTTCCTATCGCTATTCTGTTAATTGCACCTGAAGCATTAGCAGTTGCTTCGCTACCTATAATGACATTAGCTTGTCCATCTGTAACATCTCCACTTCCTGAATGACCTGCTTTATACCCTACAAAAACATTATTTCCTCCAGTACTATTGTCTTTTCCAGCTTCAAAACCTACTCCAACACAAGTTCCAACAGTTACATCAGCAAGAGCAGTATATCCTACTGCTACAGCACCATCAGTAGTAATGTCTGCATTTCCACCAGCTCCAGCACCTACTAAAGTATGCTTATGAGAATCAACTATTGCATCTCCAGTAGCATAACCTATCATTACAGAGTTCCACCCTGTAGTAATTAATGAGCCACTATTATTACCAACTAAAGTATTATATTGAGATGTTGTAATAGCATTACCAGAATTATAACCTATAGCAGTATTATCTGTACCACTTGTAATGCTTTGCAATGCTCCAAAACCTAAAGAACTATTTTCTACACCATTTTCAATAATAGACATACTAGCATAACCTATAGCAGTATTATGTGTAGCTGTTAAAGCTGTGCCTGTGCCTGTAGAACCACCTACAGCATGATGACCTATAGCAATATTTAAATGTGCTGTATTTAAGGTAGCATCTGAAGTGTTTCCACCACCCATTGCTTTTCTTCCAATAATAGTATTAAAAGATGAGTGATTACTAGTTCCATCATCTCCAAGATACCTACCAGCTTCAAAACCAATAGCAGTATTATTATTTGCTGAAGCTGTACCTGAAGAAAGAGCTTTATAACCTATAACAGTATTCCAACTTGATGTTGTAACATTTCCATTTGCTTCAAGACCTATAGCTACATTGCCAACACCTGTTGTTAATCTTTGTAAAGCTTTACTACCAATGGCAACAGTTCCGTCTTGGTCGTGGTTTCCTGTTTCTAAAGCTTCTGATCCAATAGCAACTGTTCTTTGAGCTGAAGTAGTAGTTGATCCTGCATAGTAACCCATAAAAACATTATATGAGCCATCTGTAACAGCATCTCCACTACTTCTCCCTATAACAACATTATGGCTTCCTGTAGTAACAACGTTTAATGCAGAATACCCAAGTGCTGTATTATTGTTATTACTTTGACCACTTGCTCCTAAACCAGCACCAGTTCCAATAAGAGTATTGTATTGTCCTGTTTGATTATAAAATCCAGCTTCTACTCCAATTCCTACATTACCTGTTGTTTCGTTGTTAGAATCAGAATTTTGAGAAAACAAAGAATTAAAACCTATAGCGATTGATCTATCTCCAACATCTTCAGTTCCTAATGCTCCATATCCAATAGCTACACTTCTAGTTGCTATTGTCATTGCATCACCAGCTTGATAACCAATAACTACATTCCTTGCTCCTGTTGTCATTGAGTTACCACTTAAATATCCTATAGCAACATTACCATCGCCAGAAGTCAAATTATCTAATGTACCAAAACCAACTGCAACAGTTCCACTTGCACCAGCTTCTAAAACACCTACACTCATTGAAGCATATCCAATAGCAGTACAATTATTCACATCATTAGAGACTACACTACCCATTGCATAATTTCCAACAGCTGTATTTCCGTCTAAATTAGCAGTAGCTTTTGAAAGTGCTTGAAAACCGATTGCTACATTATGATCTGAAGTTGTAAGGTCATTTCCAGCCTCTTTTCCAATAAGTAAGTTATAATTACCACCTGAAGCGAGTGCGTTTCCAGCCAATTCTCCAAAAACTGTGTTACCAGCACCACCATCATTATTAGATAGTGAGATTCTGGAGTTGTTATCAATAACCATACGAGGATTACTGTTACCATTCGTATGAAAAACTAAATTATGATCAGTTAATGTTGCTAATCCAAGTGTGCTTGCAGAGTCATCCCAAACCAAACCTAACTGTCTTGAGGATTCTGCCATAAATCTTGCTATTGTTTGATCTGAAGAACTTACTGCTCCATGATCTACGTCTAGCTTATAAGAAGGCGAGCTAGTTCCAATACCAACTTTACCATCGGGTTTCACAACAAATCTATAAGTACCATTTGCATTAGCACCAAAAAGTATTCCAGTAGAATCAGGATCATCTACTCTAACTAGCAAACCACTTGGGTTTGAAGATGTTGCTGTATTATAAATTCTACTTAACCAGTCTCCTGTAACTGATTTTTCTACTGCTAAAGTATATGCTGGACTTGCAGTTCCAATACCAACCTTATTATCATGGGTAACTCTCATTACTTCAGCATTTGTACCATTATTTGCAGTATTAAATGTTATATCTGCACTACTATCATTACTAAGTTGCGCTCTATGAGCCATAATAAAAGCAGTATCTTCGTCTGTACCATGCCAAAAAGAAATTTTAGCGTATGGGTTATTGCTAGTTCTATGTCCTTGCAAAGATAAAATTGGTACAACATCTCCAGATGTACCAGATGATACAGTTAAAAGTGTGTTTGGACTTATAGTTCCAATACCTACATTTCCAGAGCCATCTACTACTAATCTTGTAGTACCAACAGTTCTATCAAATATTTCAAATTTACCAGTTGTACCTATATTTTGTCCTATACCAAAAAGCCTAGCAGTTGTTTTAAATTGAAATTCTGCATTTTGATTTGCACCTGTACTTTCTAATAATGATAATCCAGCAGTACCTTGAATATGCAATAACTGACTAGGACTGTCAGTTCCAATACCCAAGCGTTTATTAGAAGCATCATAAGTCATTCCAGCAGTACCAATATGATCTCTAAAAAATATTTTTTCAGTAGTTGTAGGTGCTTGTAGTAATAATCCTGTGCTTGAGTTACTAAATAAAGCGTTATTGTTATTGCCTTCAATCCAACCTGTAAAACTTACATCTCCACCAGATTTAATTCTCATGCGTTCAGAACCACCGACATTAAAAAATAAGTATTCATCACCACTATTGTAAAAACCACCGATGTGTCCTATATCGTTATCACTTGCTGAACCAAATTGTACTCTTGAAGAATTAGCATCTGGTGAAAGAATAGATATTCCTGCATCACCACTATTTTCAACAACTAAATCATTACCAGATGTTCCAGCAGTAACACTTCCAGCACTACCTGAATGAATATGAACCTTGCCATCCCCAGAAGTAATTCCAATATTAACATTGCCAGAACTATCTATTCTCATGCGTTCAGTACCATCTGTATAAAACTCAATAGCTTCATTCGCAGTAGACATATTTATTTTTTCAGCACCACTCAAAGATGTGTTGTTTGCAATCTGAACATTTGAGTTGTCTACATACATTACTAAGTTATTGCTTCCATTAGTAATTTTTCCAATTTGACCACTTGCACCTCGCATTTCAAAAGCATATCCAGATGAATCATTTTTTACAAAAAGAGGCGTTGTGCCTGTTGCACTTGTATGGTCATTAATAATTGAAACTAAATTTCTTGTATCTGTAGTAGAAGCATTTGACCTAAAATAAGCAATTCCACCAGTTGTAAGAGAATTAGCTGATCCTGTATTTAAAACATATCCTGTTGTTTGCTTTGGAGTATTAAATAATAAACCATCAGCAGTAGTCGCTTCTGTATCTATTTCAAGAGCTATTACATTATTATCTTGATTTAAAAAAACTTTACCATCTGTAGCGATAGTTAAGTGTGGATCAGTTTCTAAAAGAGCAGAACTAGCAATTACAAAAGCATCAGAAGCACTATTATCACATCCAATAGACCAATCTTGAGCATTAACACCAAATCTTATTAAGGCATCTCCAGAGTTTCCTGTATCATCATTTCTTAAATAAATTTTTGTTGAAGTGCTTGAGCTACTTTCTACTCTTAACTGTTCTGTAGCACTATTAGCAACAATATGCAAAGGAACAGAATTTGAAGTAACACCAATACCTAAGCCTGTAGAGGTAAATCTTGCTACTTCAGAACCATTTGATTTTATTTTTAAAGGAGAGTACCCAGAAGCACTTTGATCTAATACTAAACCTGAGCTATCAAATGTTAATGTACCAAAAGCATTAGTACCATTTCTCTTTATACCTATTTGATTATTAACAGTAAGTTCATGTGAAGGTGCTATACCCACACCCACTCTAGAATTTGTGGTATCTACTATAAATACATCACCACCATCACCATCTTTTCTAACTAATAGTGCTTCCGTGCTATTTATGTCTATTGTTGAAGTGCCTTGTAGTACCTCATTTAAACTTAATGATATGCCACCTGAAACAGTTAAGTCACCTGTAATAGTGACATCCCCATCCATTGTTCCACCATTGCCAAGATTCTTGACATTGGTTTGCCCCATTGATCCAAACATATTAAATCTCCACCATTCTTACTGCACCTGTAGTAGTGCTAGTAGAATTGAAATTAAAATATACAGTATTGCCTAACCCTCTAGGTACTGTAATAAAAAATTGTGTATTAGCTGGTATGAGTAAATCGTTACTAGCATTTACGTTTGTTTCAGATGTAGTAAAGTTATAATATATCTCTACTGCTGAATATACACCTAATGTAGATGTGCTACCTAATAATAGTTTATGTGATGTGTTTGCTACGTCTGCTGAACTTCCTGCTGTTCCTGCTGTTGATACTGTCCATTTACCCCCAACTGTAGCGTTTACTGCTTCTTGTACTGAATGTGTATGTAGGTCTGCCATTTTTCTCCCTCTCTAAGCTATGACACAAGCGTGAACGAGACTTGTGATTATTTATTTATTCTTCTTCTGAAGATTCCTCAACTGATTCTTTGTATGGAGTCCAATTATCTTCTCCAGTTACCTGTTCATAATCTTTCTTGAGTTCTTCTAATTTTTCAGGATGATGAAATACAACTGTTGCTTCAATTCTTTCTACTTTACCTGATTTTTTATGTTTCCAATATTGCATATTAACCTCATGTTATTGGGGGCATAATAAATACACCCCCAATATTTTAAGAACACTAATTAAGCGTTACGGATTTTAAGACCTTTCTTATTATCTGTATCGTCTATTCTTTTTACACCATAAAGCAAATCTGCGACTACTTTAGTACCTAAAGCATCAATCGAATATTCGCTTTGCACCCTAACATCTTGCTGAGAAGCAAAAGCTACGGCTGATTTATGAAAAATAGCTCCACTAATTGTGTTAGCACCTGCTCCACCTTCGTTAGCTGTATCTACAGTATTTGACATATAAACATCAATCCCGTAAAGTGATCCAACAAGACCTGAGCGTAAGCCTCTGTTTCCTTCACCAACAGCATCATTTCTTATAAAGTATTGTGCAATACCAGCAGAAGGATTTAAGATGTCAGCAAATAGTGTTGGATTAACAACCATTGCACACTCTCCATCCATGTAAGGAATATCTGCTTCACCTAAAGTAGCCAAAGCTTCTTCAAATTTTCCAGCAGTTAGAGTATCATCAGCAGATAGATTCAATGAATCTTCCAAGCTTTGTAGCTCAGTCCATATATCAGCATCTACTTGACGGCTAAGAGCTTCACCCATCATCCTTGAATACTTTTCTACTAAATCAGCTTCAGATTGGATCAAAGTCAAATCTTCAAACAACTTAGCGACATATTTGTGCTTATTAACAGTTAACTGAGTTTCTGTAGTTGCAGTTGCATCATAAGATACATCAGCACCAGCAGATTTATCAGATGCACTTATCAAGCTCATTTCTGGAATATGAAGAACATCTCCATAGCCTTTTCCAGCAAAAAGAGCAGAATAATCGTCTACTAATCCACGAAATACAGATTTTCTTTCAAAATACTTATAAATTCCATCTGCCCAAATTTCTGGTATAAAATGTTGGTCAGTTGTGTTGGTAACAGCGTTACCTTGATAATGTTTAGACATTTATTTTACCTTTTAACGTATGACTCCAATATCGTACCCCAGTTTCTTCTACGTTCTTCACTAGACATTTTAGTCCAATCACCCATTTTTTCAGTAGGTATTGTTCCTTTAGTGTCAGGTGGGTTTACTTTTTCTATTTCTGTAAACTCTTCAACGATATTTAAAAGAACTTCAGTATCAACATTGGCAAATTTTTCTCGTTTCGATTCAGGAAGTTGAGCTAAAGCACCTTCTCTTAGTCTTGAGTCCATTGCTTCCCATCTTTCCTTATAAGGTTTATAAGATTCAATTTCTTGAGCAAGATCAGCATTTAGTTCTTGCCACTTCTCTTCTTCTCTAAGTTTAGTTCTTCTTTCTTCTTCCTCTTTAGCTTTAAAAGATTCAAGACTTTGCCTAAGTTCATTTCTCTCTGAAATAACTTCATTTAATCTTGAAATCGGTACATTGTTTTCGCCTTGTGTGACGTTTTCCTGTTTTACATCTGGCTCGATGGTCGTTTCTTCAGACATTTTTACCTCTTTAGTGAGTTATGAATTATGCAAGAATTATCCTTGCATTAAAGATATGCTATAATGTAAGTTAGTTAAGTATTCTAATGCAAGAAAAAAATTACGAATTTAAGAAAAAGTGGTTTGACTACTTAGGATATAAACCTCATAGTGGTCAAATGCCTTTGCATTACCCTAAAAAGCAAGATGCCAGATTTCAAGTGGTGGTATGTGGTAGAAGATTTGGTAAGACTTGGGCAAGTGCAATGGAAGCTACTTATGTAGCATCTCAGCCAAACAAAAGAATTTGGGTGGTAGGGATGTCATACAAAAAAGCTAGATTGATATTTCGTGAAATTTGGCAACGTATGGTTATTGGTCATGCAGATGACATAGACAAGGCATCAGAAAAAGATATGTACATTCGTTTTAAATGGGGTACAATCGTAGAAGGAATGTCAGCAGACAATCCATCAAGTCTTGTTGGTGAAGGTTTAGACCTCTTAGTAATTGATGAGGTTGCCAAAATGAATAAGAAAATTTGGGATATGTACTTATCTCCAACAGTTGCAGGTAGAAAAGGTAAAGTTATATTTATAACAACACCAGAAGGTAGAAACTGGATATATGATTTGTTTAAGTTAGGAGCAGATGATCCAATGTGGGAAAGTCATACATCTCCATCATGGATAAATGAACACGAGTTTCCATTAGGATTAAATGATCCTGCTATAATTGAAAGAAAAAGAAATATGTCTAAGGAACTTTTTGGGCAAGAGTTCGGAGCAGAGTTTTCTGTGTTTGAGGGAAAAGTTTGGGACTTTAATAGAGACTTAGATACTGGAGATTTTCCATACGATCCTAACCTACCTACATACTGTTCTATTGACTTTGGCTATCGTATGCCAGCAGTTTTATTTATGCAAACATATTGGGATGGAGAACTAGAACATATTAGAGTTTTTGATTCTATACTACATAAACAAAATATAAAAACAGAAGATTTAATAAAAATGATCAAAACCAAAGGCTATCCTATTATGTCTTTTTATGGTGACCCTGCTGGTAGCAATGTTCAAGGTCAGAGTGGTGCTGGAGATATGGAGATATTTAGACGTAGTGGCATTAGGATTATATCAGCAAGAGATAGGATGAGTAGAAATCTTGTTGCTAGTATAGCATACACAAGAGGATTTTTTGAAAGTGCAGATGGAATAAGGAGAGTCCATGTAGATAAAAAATGTACAGATTTAATAGAAGATTTTGAGGAGTACAGGTACCCTGAAAGCGAAGATGGGAAACCAATAAAAGAAGAACCATTAAAAGATGGTACCCATGATCACGGAAATGATGCTTTCAGATATTTTATTATTAATAGGTTTCCTATGAGGAATAACGAAATGAAGAGGATTCAAAGATGATTCAAAGAGTATTAAAAGATAAATTACTAGAAACAAAGCTAATGATTTCCCATGCTAGGAGAAATGAAATAAGAAAGCACTTAGATTACTATTCTGGGGTTTCAGTAGAGCAATATATAACCAATTACTTTAATGGTGATGCTTTTAGAGAGATACCACCAAGTGTAACTAACTTTACTAGAAAATTTATCAACAAGATAAGCCGTATCTACAGTTTAGGAGCAAAAAGAAACGTAGGTGATGCTACAGAACGCTATGAGCAGTTAATACCAACCAAAAATGTTCGTATGAAACACTCAGAAAGAATGACTAGGCTTTTAGGTACTGTTGCTAATAGAGTTTATTGGAAAGATAGTTACTTTGACTATAGACCTATTTATTACTTTGAAGTTTACTTTGATGATGACCCATTTGTGCCTAGTTCTATAGTGTATCCATTGCTAAATAATACAGCAGACCTATCCAACACAGATAATATGCAATGGGAATACTGGGATAGTGAAAAATATGGACTAATGGATGAAGAAGGTAAGATGTTGAGTGAAATACCTAATCCTTACGGCATTATTCCTTTTGTTTTTACTCATAGGGAAGATCAGATAGACTCTTTTTTTGTTGAAGGTGCCTCTGATATTGTAAACTGCAATGAGCAGGTAAATATAGCTCTTACTGAGATGAACTTAGGTATGAGGTTCAATATGTTTGGTCAGCCGTGGGTTACAGGACTTAGAGCAGATCAAAGTATGCTAAGAGCAGGCTCCAACACAATCTTAGATATGGGTGAAGATGGTGCTTACAATATAACAAGTCCATCAGGCAATATTATGGAAGCTATAGAGAATATAAAGTTTCAAATGGAGCTTGTAGCTATCAATAATCATTTATGGATACAGTT